CAAGAAGACCCTGAGAGATTTCAACAAGAAATCCCACCAGAGATGCAACAAGCACATGAAATGTCTATGCAAGGTGGTACAGCAGTTATGCCTGTACAGGTAGGTTCACATATAGAAGAACAAGTTAAAATTATTAAGAATCAGCCTGAGTTAGAGGTGTGTGATTACAACAATGTAGTTATTGACCCAACTTGTCAAGGTGACCTAAATAGTGCTGAGTTTGTTATCTATAGTTTTGAAACATCAATGTCTCAACTTAAGAAAGATGGTAGATATGATAATTTAAAGTACGTATCTTTAGATAACAGTAGCCCACTTAATGAACCTGATTTTGAATCAGGTGATGATAGTAGCTTTAAGTTTAAAGATGATGCACGTAAAAAGATTGTAGTTTATGAATACTGGGGTTTTTGGGATATTAATGGCACAGGTGAAGTAGAACCTTTTGTAGCTTCATGGGTAGGTAATACATTAATCAGAATGGATGAGAACCCATTCCCAGATAAGAAGCTACCATTTGTAGCAATACAATACTTACCTAGACGTAAATCTATCTATGGTGAACCTGATGGAGCATTACTAGAAGACAATCAGAAGATTGTAGGTGCTGTAACTCGTGGTATGATTGATATTATCGGTAGAAGTGCTAATGGTCAGATGGGTATCCGTAAAGATGCACTAGACGTAACTAACGCTCGTAAGTTTGAACAGGGTGCTGATTATAAGTTTAATTCTAATGTAGACCCTAGACAAGCTTTTCACATGGAAGTGTACCCAGAAATTCCTGGCAGTGCCTTGAATATGCTTAACCTTCAGAACAATGAAGCTGAATCACTTACAGGCGTTAAAGCGTTTAGTCAGGGTATTACAGGTCAAGCATTAGGTTCTACAGCTACTGGAATTAGGTCAGCACTAGATGCTTCATCTAAACGTGAGCTAGGTATCCTACGTAGATTAGCTAATGGTATTAACCAGATAGGGCGTAAAGTTATCTCTATGAACGCTGAGTTCTTATCTGACCAAGAGATTATCAGAGTCACTAATGAAGAGTTCGTTGCTATTAACCGTGAAGACTTAGGTGGTATGTATGACATTAAACTAAACATATCTACTGCTGAAGCAGATAATGAGAAAGCTCAAGAGTTATCATTCATGTTGCAAACTATGGGTAATAATATGGACCCAGCGATGTCACAGATGATATTAGCGGATATTGCACGTTTACGTAAGATGCCTGACCTAAGCAAACAAATTAAAGAATACCAGCCGCAACCTAATCCTATGGCTGAACAGAAAGCACAACTTGAAATGCAACTACTACAAGCACAGATAGCTAATGAACAAGCTAAAGCTGCTGAGAATACTGTAGATGTTGAATACAAGAAGGCTAAGACTGCTACTGAGATGGCTAAGAATAGAAATCTTAATAGTAAGTCTGACTTGGAAGACCTTAACTTCGTGGAACAAGAGTCTGGTGTAGGTCGCCAGCATGAGGAAAACATGAAGAAAGTCGACCAAAAACATGGGATGGATAATAAGTTTGCAGATGCACTTATTAACGACCCTGTGTTAAATGGAGGGTAATGTTTAAAAAACCGTGATATAATTCGGTAAAACACTTTACTTGTTTAAATCTCAATAAGAGGACACACGATGAACACTGAAGAACAGATAGAAGTATTAGAAGCAAATATGGCAGAGTCAAAACACTTTGTAGATGTTAAAGATAGTATGGTTAAGCTACAAAAGAATAGAGACTTTAAAAAAGTAATCACTGAGTATTACTTTAAAGAAGAAGCTGCGAGACTAGTTATGGCTAAAAGCTCTAACTTAACTGAAGAGCAGCAAATGGTTATCGATAAGATGATTTATGGTATCGGTTCACTAGCGAAGTTTTTCGATAGTGTATTGTCAAGAGGAGTACAGTCTGAACAACAACTTGCTGACGATGAAGAAACTAAAGCACTGCTTATTCAGGAGGGCTTAGCATAATGGCATTAGATAACGCACTAGGAATGACGGATGAGGAATTCCTAAAACAAGATTTAAGTATGCTTGAGGAAGAACTAGACCAAGAACTAGAAGCTCAAGAAACTAACCAGATTGATGAAGCAGATGGAGAGCAAACTCTTGAAGCAGAATCGAATGAGGATACTACTGAAGAAGTAGTATCTGAAAGTAACACCGATGAATCTGACGAAGATGACTCAGTAGATGAAGTAACCGACCCGATAGAGGATACTCTATCGGAGGATGAAACAACTAATGATGATACCTCCACAGAGTCTCAGGATACAGATGTAACTGCAAATACCGAAACAAGTGATATCCTTGAGGATACTCAAGAGTCACCTGGAGTAGATTTTGAGGGTGCATATAAACGGATTATGTCACCGTTTAAGGCTAGCAAGCGAATGATGAAAGTCGACACTGTCGATGATGCTATTTCGTTAATGCAAAAGGGTGCTGACTATAATCAGAAGATGCAGGCGTTAAACCCAAATCTGAAGATTGTTAGCATGTTAGAAAAAGAAGGTTTGTTAGATACTGCAAAGTTGAATAACTTAATTGACTTATCTAAGAAAAACCCTCAAGCAATTGCTAAACTTATTAAAGATAGTGGCATTGACCCGTTAGATATAGATACTGACGAGGAAGTAGAATATAAGCCTACTGACTATGGAGTATCTGATATGGAGTTTAAGATAAACCAGGCGTTAGACAGTATTAAAGATTCGCCATCTTTTGACAAGACATTAAATGTTTTATCTAAAGAATGGGATAACGAAAGTAAGAAGTTAATATCTGAAAATCCTGAGATTATCGGAATTATCAATGACCACGTTTATAATGGTGTCTATGATAAGGTTCAGTCAATAATTGACTCTGAGCGTGCGGTAGGTAGATTAGCTAATGTACCTGACGTAGTAGCTTACAGACAAGTGGCAGAATACCTCCAACATCAGGGCTCTTTAGTCAATGAGGGACACGTTAATCAACAACCTCAAGCATCTGTACCACAGACTAAAGCAAATGAAGTAGATACTGCAAAGCTTAACCAGAAACGGAAAGCAGCAGGCTCTACAAAGAAAACTGCTAGCAAGAAGACTTCGTCTACTCCGGATTATCTAAAGATGACCGATGATGAGTTTATGAAAATGGCGGCTAGTGGTTAAATTTAATAAAGCTTTATAGGAGAATATCATGGCTTTAACATACGGAACTGGTTCCAACTCAACAATCGGTGCACAGGCTCGCACTGATTTCTATTACAAAAAAGCGCTAATTGCAGTACGCGACAAGCAGTACTTTATGCCTTTGGCTGATGTACGTGCAATGCCTAAGCATCATGGTAAGACTATTAAACAAGACGTTTACCAGCCTTTACTAGATGATTTGAATAACAATGACCAAGGCTTAGATGCTGCTGGTTTAATTGTACTTAAGGATAAGTACTCTTCATGGAAGATTGATGGTACGCAAACGAGTGGTGGTACTGGTTGGACTGCTGCTTCATCTACTACTGCGGGCTACTACGCAACTTCAGCTAACGCTTTAGCTGCTACTGGTGCAGTTGTTGCTCTTAAGAACTCTGGTAACCTTTATGGTTCTGCTAAAGACATCGGTGTAATTGCTGACCGTCTTCCTGCATTGACTGAGAATGGTGGTAGAGTTAACCGTGTTGGTATGACCCGTACGCAAATTACTGGTTCTATCGTGAAGCAAGGCTTCTTTACTGAGTACACTCAAGAGTCTCTAGACTTTGATTCAGACTCAGAATTGATGTCACACATCACTGAAGAGATGGTTCAAGGTGCAACTGAGCTAACTGAAGCTGCATTACAAGTTGACCTAGTTAACACTGCAACTTCCTCAGGTACTGTTAAGTACCCTGGTGCTGTTACTACTAAAGCAACTGTTGCTGCAACTGTTGATTATGAAGACTTCATGCAATTATCTATTGCCTTGGATAACGCTAAGTGTCCTAAGCAAACTAAGATTATTTCAGGTTCTCGTATGACAGACACTAAGACCGTTAATGGTGGACGTGTAATGTACATTGGCCCTGACTTGATTCCTCTTGTGCGTAAGATGAAAGGTATTGATACCACATCTGCAGTTGGTACTGGTTTTACTGGTGTAGAGAAGTACGCTGATGCTGCTAACATCCTTAACGGTGAAATCGGTACTGTAGACCAGTTCCGTATCGTTGTAGTTCCTGAGATGTTGTACTCTGCTAAAGGTGGTGCTGCTAGTGTTGACATCTACCCGATGTTAGTTGTTGGTGATGGTTCATTTACTACTATTGGTTTCCAAACTGATGGTAAGACTGTGAAGTTCACTACTACTCACAAGAAGCCAGGTAAAGAGATTGCAGACCTTAACGACCCTTACGGCGAGAAAGGTTTCTACTCAATCAAATGGTACTACGGCTTCATGGCATTACGCCCTGAACGTCTAGGTATCATGTGGACTAAAGCTGCTTAACTAGAGCTTAACCTTTGTAGCCCGTTAGCACGAAGTGCGGGCGGGCTACTTTACTAATAGAATTCCCGGGAGGAACTAATTATGAATATACAAGATATGACATCTAAACAGATAAGCGATAAGCTGGCCGAAAACGGTATTAAGATGCACTTTAATTCAAAAAGAGAAAAGCTTGAAGAAGCTTTAAATAACTTACCTATCACGGAGGGTGATAATATGGAAGCAGTAACAGAAGCAACACAAGAAATACCAACAGCTGTATTAATTACAGCAGACCAACTAGATGACTTTAAATTCAATGGGGTTGAATTAGAAGGTCTACGTGAAGATAACACTATGAAGCTAATCAGAGTTATCGTACGACCTAATGACCCACTTAAACTTGAGTCAACAGGTGAGATTTTTAGTTTTGGTAACAGTGTAGCTAACGGCGGTAAAGTAGTTAAAAAATACGTACCATTTAATAATGAAGAAGGTTGGCACGTTCCTAANATCATTTTTGAAAATATTAAAGCAGCTGAATGTCAAATCTTTAAAAAGGTTGTTCGTAATGGTCAAGAGACTATGGAACCTCAAAAGATTAAAGCATACAATGTTGAAGTACTAGATGACTTAACACAGGAAGAAGTTGACAAGATTGCAGTAAGACAAAAAGCAACAAGTTCAGTAGGATAATATTATGACAGTAGCTAATACAGATTTAACCCAAGGAAGTGCCTTAACCACTAGTGCAGACTATGTAGTTACAGGTACTGGTATCTTTGATGACCTAATGGAAGCCGTAAACATCCATTTAGACGCACAATTCCATTTAGGTAGGATAACGGGTGCTGATTACGCTACTGTGTACTTAGGAGCTATGCAGAGTGCTTTACAGAACTCTGCTTCGTTCACATTAGGTAAAGAAAAGACTAATGCTGAATCCGCTGTATTAGGTCAGAAAGAAATTACTGAATATGCACAGACGCAACAGACTACTAAGACAGCACCACATGCTGATAGTATTTTAGGTAAGCAATCCAATTTATATGGTGAGCAAGCTAAAGGGTTCAAGTGGAATGCTGACCAGAAGTATCTTAAGACACTTATGGATGCATGGAGTATTAACGTTAGTACAGCTGGAGTAGCTGCTACAAACATTACTGCTATTAACGCAACGGGTACAGGTAACCTAAACACCCAAATAACAAACGCAGAGCCTACGTAAGTTAGTACCCTTATGTAAATACACAGGAGATAACACATGGGTGGTGTAGTTGATGCAATTGTTG